GTGACACAGGCTAACAAGGAGATATTATGGCTTTACCGGTGCTTAATGCACCAACTTATGAATTGACTCTTACATCAACCGAAGAAACGATACGTTATCGTCCTTTTTTGGTGAAAGAAGAGAAAATTTTGTTGATGGCATTAGAAAGTGGTGATGATAAAGAAATGATGAGATCTATGAAACAAATCATTTCAAATTGTGTGGAGAAAGAGATAAACATTGAAAAGTTGCCTCTATTCGATATACAGTATTTGTTTTTAAATATAAGAAGTCAATCAGTAGGTGAGACTTCTCAATTAAGATTTAAACATCCTGATGATACAAATTCAAAAGGTAAAACTTGCACACATATCCAAGATGTTGTAATTAATCTTAAAGAAATAAAACCAGAAGCAGTTGAAGGACATACAAAAAAAATTAATTTAACAAATGATGTTGGTGTGACTATGACCTATCCTGGTTTTGACATGTATGACAAAATTATTGCACTTCAAGACGAAACTGCTTTAGATATAATATTTGATATTGTATCGAGTAGTATAGAGATGATTTACAAAGGTGAAGAAGTTTTTTATGCTGAAGATCATACAAAAGAAGAGGTGATAGAATTTTTAAATAGTTTGAGTTCTATTCAATTTAATAAAATAAGAAATTTTTTTCAAACTATGCCTTATCTTAGGCACGAATTCGATTATAGTTGTGATAAATGCGGTTGCACAGAACATGTAACATTAGCGGGAATTGAAGATTTTTTCGCATAAGCCTGTGTCACGAAAATCTTCAAAATCACTATATGACAAATTTTAACTTGATGCAACACCACAAATATAGTTTGACTGAATTAGACAATATGATACCATTTGAAAGAGAAATTTATGTACAATTATTGATACAACATATTAAAGAAGAAAACGAAAGGTTGAGAGACCAACAAAACCAGAGATAAAATGGCTAGAAAAACACTCGGTAAAATGGAGTTCGCAGAATTAATTGACAGTTTGAAAGAACAAAATCAAGGTCAATTAGAGGCTCAACAAGAAACGACAAAAAGCATCAGAAATCTCACTGCATACTTTCTTAAACAAGATAGAGCAGAAGCAAGAAGAAGTCTTGAAGATCTTGAAGATGCAATGGAAACGAGAAAAGATGCTGAACAAGTTGGAACATCAAAAGGTAAAGGTATTATAGATGCAGAAAGTGCTTTGAGTGATAAAGGTCTTAATCTAGTAGAGGCTCAACAACAAACAACAAAAAGCATACAAGATCTTCAAGCATATTTTTTTAAACAAGATAGAACAGAAGCAAGAAGAAGACTTGAAGATAAAATGGAAGAAGAAAAGTTGGCAGTACAAGTTAGTAGAGATGGTTCAAAAAAAGAAAAAGGATTCAAAGAAGGAAAAGGAAAAGGTTTACTAGGCGCATTTAGCAACTTTCTTACTACTGGTTTATTGGGAACTGCTGGTGCAGGACTTTTTAAAACTGCAATGAGTGCTATAAGATTTAAGCCTGGTTTTGGTATGAAACTCGGTAAACTTTTTACAGGTGCTTTAATTTTACCTAGTCTTTGGGAGTCAATTAGTAAAGGTATTGACGAATATGGAAAAAGTGGTGATCTAAGTGACTCCTTAGCAAAGGCAGCCACAACATTTTTCAAAGACGATCCTGTAACAAGTGCAGGATTAGGAGCATTAGCAGGTTTTACTTTTGCAGGACCTAAAGGTGCCATAGCAGGGGCAATATTAGGTGGAGCAGTAAGTGCATTAGTTGCAGGTATTGGTAGAGAAGGTACTGAAAATCTTATAAGCAGTATTGGAGACTTCTTTACAGGACCTGCTGGTATGGGGGCACTTGTTGGAATTTATGGTGGTAAAGCATTAATGAAACAGAAAATTGTGAAAGGTAAAGGTTTAAGACTGTTTGGTATGAGAGGTATGAGGGTTGGTTTAGCCGCTTTGATTATTGGACCTGTATTAGGAGCAATCGAAAAAGGTATGAAACCATCCGGAGATGATGTTGGCATATCGAGTAAAATAAGCAAGTTTTTATTTTCAACAGATCAAGGTGGAATATCAACTGCTGATGCCGCCTTAACTGGATTAGGTTTGGCGGCACTTGGACCGTTTGGTATACCTGGTATGATTGCAGGTGCAGTTTTAGGACTTGCATATAAGGCAGTTGACGATGGCATGAGAAGTAAAACTGCTGGTGCAGGTATTATGGATGTGACATCTGATGCAGTAGGTTCTTTTTTTAGAAAACTAGATTTAGGTATTGCCGCCTTTTTTGGTGATGATAGAGCAGACGAAATTCTTGAGAATATGGCTCTTAAAGAATCGAGAATGGATTTTGGTGAATCATTATTGAAAATAGGTCAACACGGAGATAAAGGATCAATAGGTGACCTCTTTCAACAATTCAGAAAAGATAACAAATTATCATATGATTCTTCAAGTGATAAAAGTGTAGATGAACAAACCCATGAAGCATTTCTAAAATTTTTATCTGGTTCACAAGTAGCAAGAGATAAAGGAATATTAAAAACTGATGCCACAGGCAAATCAAGTTTAGATCTTGGAAGTTTACAAGGTGCCGATCTACAAGAAACACAAGCATTACTAAAAAGTTTTATAGGTGCATTTGCTAAAGAGCAAGGAGTTGAAGTAGGTGGAACAGAGACAAGAGGATATGGTAAAACTAGATTTATGTCAGGATTTCAACCTTTGATATCTGGTATAGGCAGAACGGTAAGAAATGAAACAGAAGCCAAAAAAGAATTGGAAGCAAAAGGTGTTGTAGCAAATGCAAGAGGTGCCCAAGTATATCGTAAACCTACACTTGCTCTTGTAGCAGAAAAACCAGGTACCGCAGAATATATTATGAGTGATAGAAATCTTGCAAGATTAGCAGATACTATTGCAACTCAAAGAGAAAATCAAACAATGTCTTCTATGATTCCTATTATGATGGGACAAGGTGGTGGAGGAACATCTATGCCAGTTATCAATAACTCATACTCATATCAAAACACGGAAAATACCGTGAGAGAAATGCCTACCACCAGTTCTCTAAACATGATGACGGCACTGGCATAGATGTTTTTATAGATTACTCGTTGGCTAGTTTAGCAAAGTATGACATCTCTTCGTCTTCTTCACCAGTAGTTTCACCAGTATAATCCTCAGCCGTAGTTGGCTTCTGAGTTGGTGCAGTAGATGGCTCAGCAGTTTTATACATTTGAGACACCTTTGGAGAATCAAGACCAAGAACGGTATTCATACGTTCTTGGAGTTCCTCAAACGGTTTGAAATTTGATGCATCTGTAAACTCATTCAACTTATATTGAGTCTTCCAAATTCTTTCGAGTTCGGCCTCGTCCTCTACAAGTTGTGAAGGCTTCTCAAACTCACTCTTATCATAATTTTGAAATCCTTCAACTTTACGTATCTTCAACTTGAAGTTTGCACCCTCCCAGAAATCGAATGGATTTACTGGAGTTTCATCTTCAAACTCTGGATTCATCAGATCGTTAATCTTATCAAAGATTTTCTTACCATATTTGTAGAGAAAAACTTTACCTTCATTTTGAGGATTTTTCGGATCACTCACAACATAGATGTTAGAGAAGTATGTCAATCTTCTCTTTTGCTTACGAGCAATTTCTTTGTTGGCCTCAATACCAGAATTCCAAAGAGTTCGATTGTAATCTGAAACAGGATCTTTCTTACCAAGAGTAGTCAAAGAGTTTTCAATATACCATTGTCCTGTTGGACCTTGAAAACCATGATTGAATACTCTCGCCCAAGGAACATCTTCACCGTCACATGGAGGAAGGAAACGAATGACGGCATAACCATTGCCAGATTTATCTACTTCTGCTTTCCAGATACGATCATCTGTGTAATTTTTTGTTTCTGTTTCGGGATTGTTTACTTTGCTGATTTCTTCATTTAACTTTTGCATGAAATCATTGCGGGACTTTTTTAGTTTTGCAAACGACATATTACTCCTTATTTCGTTATATTAAAATATTAAGTTAATAGACAATAGTATAACACGATTGTTATAAAATGTCAAGTTTCTTCCGAAGTATATCACGGAATTTCGTCTTATCCACCTCCAAGAATGGAGAATACTTTTGCAC